TTCTTTTTGTTTATCAGTAAAATCAAGTTCTCTTAAACCACTATCACCATTAGTTCTAATAACAATCATATCTTCAGTTCGTGCATCTCCAACCTTTTTTCCAGAACGAGCATCTACATAACCAATAACATTTCCGTCCCCATCAAATTCTTCTGAAACATAATAGTATTCTTTATTATCAGATGTTTCAATTAAGTCATCTGTCAGTATAGAAGATATATTAAATTGGTTTTCCATCATGCTGTCTGTTTGTAGGTTTAACCAATTATTATAATCTTTGAATTGAGTAAAATCTTCAACTTCACCAAACATTACTTTACCATATTTACTTTCAAATTCTTTGAATTTAATTTTAGCTGGTAAACTATTCACTCTTTTATCTATAGTTTCTTTGTAATTATAGTAATCATATTGAGATTTTATTCTATTTCTTAACTCTGAAACACTCACTGGAGATACCATTTTATCTACACCATCTTCTCCCTTAACAACTTTTCCAAGCGATAAACTGCCATCTGTGGGGTTAATATATCCCTTATGATTTCCTAGTTTTGCATAACCTTCTATAGAAGCTAATAAAGTTTGTTCTAATTTTTGTGAACTTGCATTTGGGTCATTGCTTTTTAGTCTTTGCCTAGCTGTAGCATACTGCTCACTATATTCTTTAGATAAATTAAAAAGATTTTGTGTACCTGTTTGAAGGTTTTGCATCATCAATGTATATTCTCTAGGGTCAAGATTACCAGACTTTAATAAATTATCTACCATTAAATGATATTGTCTAGCATCATTTGCATAATTGGTTGTGAATCTGTTTATTAATTCAGAATCACCCATAGGGGCATCTGTTAGTTTTTGAGCATATTCTCTTGATGCTTTATCCAGAGCGTCTCTTTTATCTTGTTTGAGCTTTTTTTGCTCATCAAGCATATTAGTCATGTCTCGTGTAATCTTACCCCAGTTTACTTGAGAGTCAGCATCACGCTCCGCATATTTATAATAACTCATAAATTTTATTTTTTCTTGAAGATATTTCTAAATAGATTACCTAATTTACTACCACCTTCTTTTTTACCAAAAGTAGTTTTGAAGAATGCGCCCAGCCCTTGGTCTTTATAATCTCCTGTTCCAAGAAAAGGATTATTGCCGAAAAATTGAGGTATGTTACCAACAGCATCTAAAATATCTGAAGGTATGTCCATAACTTCTTCTCCTAAATTATCTATAAATTCTCTCACAGCAGAAGTTCCGCCTAATTCTTCTATATCTTCTATAGATTGCCCTGTTAAAAAGTTTATTAATTGTTTTGGGTCTTCAGCTTGAGAAATTTTTAGCATTTTTCCGCTGTTTTCATCTTTAATCCCAAGCTCTACATCTCCAAACTTGTTTACAATAGCATCTTTAAATTCATCAAAACCGCCTGCTTTACGCTGTGCTCTTGTAAGCATTCTTCCTTTTTGACCTTTTCCATATAGTGGAGTTGCTTCAAATATTTCTTCACCTAAAACTTGCGCTGCTTCAGCACCTCCTGTAATAGCTTGTGCTTCAGCAATATCTGCTGCTGCCGCAGCCAGACCCGCACCTGTTGCAACATCACCTCTTATGCCCACTCCCATATCTCTTAATCGTGATGCTTCTTTAGCTTCAGCCTTTTCTAATTCTAATAATTCACTGGCCATATCTGTTCTCATTTTTCCACCACTTTGTGTTAGACCAGCTAATACTCTACCAGGGGCTACACTTGTAGCTCTGACACCAGCTTCTTGAGCTGCCGATATAGCTTGCTCTCCAGCAGTTTTTAAAATATCTGCTTGTAAATCGTAAGTTTCTTTGGGAATTGCTATGCCTTCATAAAAGTTTTTTTCTAAAAGCATTTTGGCTTCTTTCAACTGTTTTTCTGCTTCAAATTCTGCTTTTCTCTGCTCGTCTCTAGCTTTTGCGGCTTGGTCAAAAGAAAGCCCCATTCCTACTAAGCCTGTAATAATATCAAATGGCATAATCTAAAAATTTTTATAATTAAAAGTGTATACAGTATACACCTCATTGCAAAGATACTAATTTTTTAAGGATAACTTTTCATTATATCTGATTCTACAGCAAACAGTTCTGTAGGAGTTGTAGATGTGTTTTCTAGCTCAAATATGCAATAATGACCTAATACTCCGTGAGATTCTGCTATAGGATTCTTTATATAAAAAATAAAAGCATTTTGTATGGGTATAGGATTTGTTGTCCCTGGCTGTGTTGTAGAGTCAATAACTAATTTGTTTACACTATTGGGTAAATCTACATTTATATTAGTAACTACACCAGCAAAAACAGGTGTATCAAATGATGGTGGAAGACTATAATATAAGAAATCTCCAACGCTAATAATACTACCAATATCAGTGCTTAAAGGAAAATTAATTTCATAAGAAGCAGCAGTACCTGATGTACTGGCACTTTTACCTATACCATTTAAAGACCTTAATTCCCATTCAGCTTGATTTGTATTTGCTCCAGTTGGGCCATTATTTCTTATAAAAGCAAACCACGATGCTTCCTTTTTTTCAAAATATGAACTATCAATAAACCCTGTTAGTTGTATATCCGTGGTTAAAGTTGCTTGCCAAGCTCCATCGCTCTCTAGGTTTAAAGTTTTAAATAGTTTATTTTGTAAAGGGTTTGGATTAAAAACACTTGTTATTTTAGAATTATATTGTACCCCATAGTAATTATTTCTAGTATTATTTGTGTTATGTCTAAATAAATTACCCCCTTTAAATGAATAAAAATATTGATTCATTCCAACCATAATATCAGGAATGTACGAATAAAAAGATGGAAATCCTTTTACTCCTTCGCTATATGATAATGTATAATTTGTTGACATAATTTTAAATTTAACAATTTGCTGGGTATCCTGCTGACACTACACCAGCATTCCCTTGTATTCTTATATATTCTCTGTTACCCATGCCTGAAGTACCACCTATTGTATAATAAAACGCAGCTAAAGGTGTTGTGCCTGCTGCATCTTCATAACAAGTATCTCCTGAAACTGGTAATGCATTTGCTCCATCATGATAATAAATTTGATTTATTGGGTTTATATTTCCATTAATATTACAAGTTCCATTAAACACAGTTCCTGTAGAAGAATTAAACATTCTTAAAGAACCTCCGCCGCCGCATGAAGGACAAGACTGCTGAGGTAACAATAAACCTGAGCTTTGCTGTCTCACATTACCACCTGAACTATAAAATCCGTCTGCTGCTTTTGTAGTTAAATTAGCATCTGTATATACTGCTGTAGCATTTGCTAAAGAATTACCATCAATAAAATAAGTAGCTTGAGTCCCACAAGTACAACATGAAGCTAAAGCTGTTGAAGAATCATAACATAATGTAATTGCTAGACCATTTCTATAATCATATATTAAATATAAATATTGTCCGCTCGCTGGCATCGTAAAGGATGCTTGAAATGTATTTAATGTTCCACTAATCGGGGTTGCCAAAGTAGAAGCACTTAGTAAACTTGTTATATCTGAAGTTGTATTTGTATAAAGAGTGTTTGTTCTTAAAAACCTAAATTCATCCACCGTATTATCAAAAACAAAATTATCTGTAGGCGGTATTTTATTAGATATAATACTTACGGTTGCACCATCAGCAGGTATAACTCCACCACCTTGCTGCCCTTGAATTGATTCATACTGTGATACTAAAGGGCTTTCAGTGCCTGTAGCTAATTCAACTTGAGTGCTATGAAGAGGAGACACAAACGTCCCGTCAACCCACCTATATTGATTATGAATTAGTTCACCAGCTTCTGAATTATTTGAAATACATATTTGAAATATCCTTATAATATCTGGGTCTGGACAACTGACTGTTATTTCTACTGTAGCTGTTCCAGTTGAAGTAGTAACATCCATCTCGCATATCTCTTTGCTTACCGAGTCTTTAGTGAAAGTATAAGAACCAGAAGTATTAACATTTCCAGAACTAGTGGTTGTAGAATTATACAAGTTACTAATGTTAATTGTTCCGTCAGCACTTACAATATTATATGAGACTGTAACAGTTCCTACGAATGGTCCAACATCTACATTAAATTCAGTTGTTGTGCCAGCTTTTACTAAAAACGTTTTTGTTACGCCACATGCTATTGGTTGACTAACCAAAGGCACTTTAGTCTGATTTGAACTCAAAACAAATTCATTCATATAAGGGTCATAGCCACCTAGTTTTTGTGTATCAAAAGAATCTATAAACAAGTCTCTAAACCAAGACCTCATTCCTCTTTCAGAAATAACTGTGAGTTGTTCGTTTCTGAATGAACCTCCTTTTAATTGTATAACGGCTCCTCTTTTTGAATCTGTAAAATATTTATCATATCCCCATTTTACATAACTTTCTGGGTTAAAACTTATGCCGTATTTTTCTATTCGTGCAATTTGAGTTCCCAACACTTCTGGTATTGAAGTAATTGCTCCTCCTGCCGCTGCATCAGATAGTAAATTTTTACCAGCTAATACATAAGATATTTTATCCTCTTGTAATGTAAGTATGTCTGTTTCTCTTCCATCTATTAATTGTATTTCACCAAAAGTATCTTCAAGTGGTTTAAAGTTAGATAAACCTAAATTAAATTCATTTAATTTATTAATGTTAGTTTCGTCATTAAAAACACCACTATATGTTAAATCAGCAAACCTATGCGCTTCTTTGTAATCAACATTTGAAACAGCAGTAACTCTATTCCCTAATTTTAAAGGTTGTCCTATTAAAGAGTCTCTTATTTTAAAACTCTCTACGCCATTACCATAAGTAAAACAATTAAAAAAAGCAGAATCAATAATTGCGCTTTGACTCGTGCTTATGTCTTGATTTTGTACATTACCAGAATGATTTCCGTTTGCATCAATACTATAAGATGTAGAAGATTCGTACCATATATCTAAAGACTCTGAAGACGGGTCTGTTTCAAAAACACACAGTTGAGTAGCTCTAGTTATATCAAATCTTGCAGTTATACTAGCTCTATTTTTTTTGAATGTACGAGAACCTTCACACGACCTTGTTCCAGATATTAATAAAACTTGTTCACCCGTGGGTGAAGCAGTAAAAAATTTATAATACATTTCACATAAAGCTGTAGAAATATCTGTTTTAGAAGTGGCATTTGCTGGTTCATATTCACTTTCTAATCCATCTGGAGTACAAGTTGTTTCTAAAGTTTCAACACCTGCGTTATTTATTGAAGCAATAACGTTGTCTCCTTCAAACCATTCTTTAAAGCTATCATAATCTTGAGAAGCCACTAGAGATAAATCGTCTACCTCGTATTTTACTTCTGGACATGCAAAAGGTCCATTCCTTCCAGGTCTATCAAAATCTAAATTTATTACTATAATAGACCCAGCTGGTATTGAAACCTCATCATACTGACTTGTACTATTATTAAAAACTCTTGTAAGTAGATTTTGCAATATAACAAAGTTGTCTCCTTTTCTTTGTGTTGCTGTGTCTTTTAAAGTCAAAGATTGATTATCGCTTCTTTCAGCTGTAAAATTATTAGCTCTTATTTTCATATAAGTCCCTGGAGGAACTGTTATGTTGTTACCCGCACTATCTTGAGGCGGTGGGTCAAATTCTTTGGAGGTGCTGTCTAGTGCTCTTTTATCTAATACTGTTGCATATTCACACCTTAAAAGAGGACCTTGCGTATCTGCTTTTACTTTATATCTGTCTCCTACTTCAACTTTTCTTTGATTTTCACCTTCTAATAAAAAGTATGTAGCGTTTTCTTGAGTAGAGTAAAAAAACACATTACTGTAAATTGTTTCGTAATCTTCTTTGTTAGGTTTACAAACTAATTTATATCTACTCGCCCAATGAGGTGCTACTTGCTGTGGGGGGATTGTAACTCTTGCAATGTTTTGTGTAATTGAGTTTGAACATGGAACATGAATAGAATTGTTTTCACTAACCAAAGCTGTAGTAGCTCGATTAAATTCATCCATATATACAATACCAATTTCATAATCTCTATCACTATGTAAACTTGTTGAATTAGCTATTTTAACATATCCACCTTCAGCAAAAGTTATTTGGTAATACTCATAAACATTCACTGTAGGGGTTGACAAGTTATTTACAAACCTTACTGCTAATAATTGTATGCCAATGCTACTGCTTGATGGAGTTGTTATTACACTAAGAGGTTGTCCACCCCCTGAAATTCCACTATCAAACTTATTAAATGTGTCCAGTGTAGCTGGTATTGCGCAGTTAAATTCATCTGTCAAAGTTTCACCGCTACAAGAAGTTGGGTTAGTAGCATGATATACTGGTAGTATATTTGTTGCTGTACCAATTTTTTCTTGAAAATCTGTGCTGCTAGCTAACTCAAAAACTGATGAAAAATTTTGAGGTAAAACATAATTTAGTTCAACGCTAGTAGAACCCGTGGTTTCCGTAGGGCTCGCACCTCCTGTAAACTGAGAGTGTTGAAATCTAATAGTAAAATTTAATGAAGCACCTTGCACTAAATCAAGTCCTGATAAATCAAAACTTACTATAGAATCATTAACTGTAACTGACCCGTCAATAGTATAGTTACCATTACTGTTGGTGTCAGTTATAGATTGTTCTGAAATTTCATTAGTAACTAAACTAGTTTCATATTCAAACTTTACAGGCTGACTATTAGCATCTAATAAATCATAACCTTCAAAATAATTTCCATAAATTAATCTATTGCCCATTAAAGTTTGAGCTTTAGCTTTTAAAGGAACATTGTCATAAAGCCTGAGTATTTCACTTTCAGGTAATAAAGTAAATATTTTATTTGATGCAAAATTATATACATAATCTGTATTATCTGCATACCCAAGGTCAAGTTTGTTTAACTTTTCTATAGACTTAATAATATTACTATTCATGTCTTTGTATAAAAGTTCTATTTCTTTTACCAATGGGCCACCTGTGTTAAATGTAATGTTTGCTTGGTTTACTAAGTTTTCAAACCCTTCATTTGTATAAGACTCTGTAGTAAAATTAAACGCTTTAGGAATAAAAGCTGGTGCGCTAAACTGTGAAGTAGCTGAATATTCATTATCTTCATATTTGTATCTATATGCAAAAGATAAAAACTTGTCTTCCAATAAATTTTCTTGTGAATTTGTAGTTAAGGTTTGTACCACAGGCGAGTTTGTTGGAGGTTTTTTTACAACCAATAAACTTTCTGCGCTAAACTGGTCAATATTAGAAGCTGGATTATCATAATTTCTTGTAATATTTATAAACCTAGGTGCGTTAAAATTATCTGTAAACAACAATAAATTATCTACTAAATTAATTCCGTTAACTAAATATAGAGGATTAAAATTTAAAGTAGTATTTACTCCAGCACCATCATTTATGCTAATAACGTGATAAGTTAAAACCTTGGTGTCTGTTTTAAAAGAAACAATTAAGTCTAATTTTCCTGTAGCTCCAACACTAAATGATGAATCATGTATAAACCAATATATTGTTTCGTTTGCCCCATCTTCAAAAGCCCCAATACATTTAGCATTATTACTCAATGCAGTGCCATTAAATTGAAGTTGTGTAAGCTGTTCGTTACCTTTTGAGTTTTCTACTGAACCTATTTCAGTTTCTTCAGTTGAACCTAACCTAACATTTAAAGCATCTATGTATTCTCCATTTGGGACAAGGCGTTCATCAACGCCTTTATTCATTCGTCCTGCAATAAAATTTCTTTGTATGTTGGCCATATTACTTTATCCATTTAGCCTGGCCTCTTAAATTCATTAATAATCTTCCAGGATGTATATTGCTAATTCTAATTTTTGCATTTCTTAAAAGAGCTTGTTTTCTTTTTCTCGCTCTTGTTACTATGTACTCTTGAACACCTAATTTGGAATTTAAAATAGCAAACTCAATATATGCATATACATATTCTTCAAACATTTTATTTACCGTTATTTTACTGTTTTTTCCATTTTCCATCCCATCAGAAACATACTCTACAATACAAAACTTATCTGACATATCAGAACTAAAATTAATAACACCGTTCTTGCTGTCAATTTTAAATGTAGCATTGAAGTTGGCTGTTTCGGTATTCAAACCAAATTGAGAACCAATAGTATAATCAAAATACCATAGACCATCGTAATAATAACCTTCTGTATTATCAAAAGGACTATCTTGGTTTAAATAAATGCTTTTCTTAACACCTGTTATTCTATCATAATCAATTTGAGAAGTTTCAGGATTCAATACACTCCCATCTTCATCAAACAAAATCCTGTATTTATTGTCTTGTAAATAAGCGTCAGAATAATTTGTTTGTATATTTTCTGTAAGAGGTTTTAAACATCCATTTTCATACAAAGAGACTCGAACCCAGTTTACATAATCTGGTGGTAAAACATATTTTAAAGTATCTGAAACTTGTAATTCTAATATTTTTATTTCTTTAAAAGCATCATAATTTAATTCCTGTATTGCCCTTTTAGCATGAAATAAAACTTTAAATCTTTGCTCATTGTTTACCAAGCTGTGATTGCCAGCGTACATTAACATAAAATTATTTACAATATCATACAAGCTCACATATTGATATGAACCCCAATTTGCACTTTCAGGGCTTAACCCTGAATTTTCATAATATTGATATTGACTTATATATGCCATAATTTATTATTTTTCATTTTGATTTTCTAATTGTTCTTGTGCTTGCCCAAATTGTACCGCCTGTATTTCTCTTATAGACATACCAGCAAACTGTAATATTTTCATTACAAGAGATGGTTCATCATCTTGTGTTAATTCAAAATCCTGATAATCAGGTTGCGAGTCGTCAAATACAGGTTCACCACCAGTTAATGAAACAAAGGTCCATTTAGGTGGTTTTGGATACCTAATATACTGACACTCTACTGACCCCATATTATTTATAGTGGCTGGAAAAATTGTTAGTTTATTAGCTTGTTGAGTGTATGCTGGAAACAAATCACTAGGAGCTGTAAGCATAGAGTTGTTTAGCATAGTTATTTTGCTATTAGTAACCTTTTCTGCTTCATTTACTACCGCATCATCATAAACCACATATGGTTCAGGAGTTGCTGTAAAAATATCTGCCGATAGTCCCAAATTAGTATTAGTAACACTAGTTACTGTAGCTATTTTATTAGTTGAGGTATTAGATACTATATCACCTACCTGCACTCCTGCGCTACTAAATGTAGCCCCAGCATCCTGTAATTGATTTGCAACTATCGCAGTATTATTACCACTCGCTAATAACCTAGTGTAACATAATATCTTGTTCAAAAGATAGAAATCATTTCCAGTGGTTAAAGGGCTGGGTGTAAAAAAACTATTTGCACTATCGTGAATTAAAAAATCAGTAACAGAAAATATATCAATAACCTCTTCATAACTTTTTGTTATATCTGCATACCCCGTTCCTGATTGACGAGCATTTTCTTTACTTAATTGATAATTATACTGGTAGAAATAATCTTCAAAAATATCTAATTGCGCTTGTTTTGCAAACAAATTAAAATCAGACGGAGAAAGATACCCATAATTGTTTTTGTTGAGTATTGCTAGCACAGTATTTCTTACTGAGTTTATCATATTTTAAATTCTTTATACAAAGATAACTAAAAAAAAAAGAGGCTATTTTTTTTAGCCTCTTGTCTTTTAAAATCACTACAATAAATTATGCAAATGCAGTCATTGTAATAGATGTTACTGTTTGTCCACTAGGGATAGCGACTGGTGTAACCGATTTAAGATTGGATGTTTCCGCAGAAATTACTAATGCATCTTGAATCGCTTGAACTAAAGCAAACGTGGAAGCAACTGTTACGCATCTTAAATGATGAGAAACTGCTCCTGCTAAATAGATATCCATTCTAGTTGCACTATTACGCTCCACATATAAACCTGATTCACACGGAATGTGTTCTACACCACTAGCTGTAACAATTGAAATATACTTTGCCATAATAAAGTTTTTTTTAATTAAACAATAGTACAAATATACGCAAAAAAAAAGAGGCAAAAAAAAAGGCTCTGAAACAGAACCTCTCCTTTTATAAAACAACTAAAATAATAATTACTCTAAATACCTAAACTCTTATTATGAATAACAATTTAAAGATACAAAAAATATTATTACTTAGATTTTTTTTCTAAAAACTTTAATATTTCTACTCCTTCATCTGACTTAAAGTACCCACACAATATGTTAATTGGGTCTTCACCATAAGGAATAGTCATAAGTTTTTTCTTATTAGAATCTAAATTGAAGTATACATCTCTTTTATTATTTCTAAAAGATAAAAATTTGTTGTCAAAAAAACTTTGCACAGTTGACTGAAGCTTCAACATTGGGTCGTTAATAGCTTCTAAAAAAATCTGCGGTTGTTTTTTTGCGTAAATTAACAAATCTCTTTTTAATTCAGAAGATGAAACCATTGATGGGTCTTGAGCAAAAAGGACTCTGTATAAAGTTTCTGATTGCTCTATAGTTAATTCTTTAGCTTGAACCAATGCTTCTACCTCTAAATTTAAACTTTCTATTTCTACTTCAGCCGTTTTAGATTCATTTACTTCAATAAATCTTTTACCGTTATAGGGATGATAGTGTAAAAATTTTTGTAAAACTTGATTTGTTCTAGGAACAGTCAAGAACCCGTCTTCAAAAATTACAGGTTCAACTATTGCATTTCCATCCTGTTCGTCTTCAAAAGGAGACCTTTGATTCCTAGCATATCTTAATGCTCTGTTTTGTCCTATTGATTCATCAAAATATAATAAAGGGAATCTTTTAGAATTTCTTGTTGGCAGCATAAAAGAAAGTGGTGCCGCCTCTTTTGTAAGTCTGTAGAGCTTGTCTACATATATTTCGTTTTTTTTCATTTGATTTAATTTAAATTTTAAAATTAAAAAGAGAGGTGTCTTTAAAGACACCCCTTCTTTTATTAAATACTAGTCTTCAAAAATGAAGAAATTGTTTGCACCCATAGTACATACACATCTTTCAGATAAGAAGTGAACCTCCATAGCGTCTAAATCGCTATTCATAGCTCCACCCGCAGAACCTGTAATCCAAGTTTTGTATTTTCTATCTTCAGTTTCTGACGCTCTATATCTTACGTGCAAGAATGGTCTTTTTGCATTCTTACCTAAGATTTGGTCATAAACAGAAGTAGAACCTGCTGGAACTAATAGTCCATTGATTGTACCTGAATTTGCTCCTGATGGTAAACCACCTCTCATTGTTGGGTCATTTAAATATTTCCAGTCAGACTTGTAAAAGTCGTAGCCTCTTCTAAATCCAGTGAATCCTAGATTAAGAGCCATTTCTGAATCATTATCAAATAAACCATAAGAAGTACCGTTTGCTCCATAAGAATTTGTTGACGCTAACATATCGTCTATATCAAAGCTGAAATCTCTGTTTAAGAAAATTACATTTTCTTCAATAGCACCTTGCTTATCTAATCTTCCAATAACTGAATCAAACTCAGTTAGAGTAGATGGGTTTCCACCACCCCATACATTTCCTCTGTTTTGTACAACATAGAAAATACCATCGGAACCTTTGTTACCGAAAGTTGGGTTAGCTGCTGCGTCAACTACACCTGAGTTAGCCTCAGCTGGAACTGCTTCAATCATTGCTACTTCAAGGTAATCATCAAATCTAAGCCTTGTTTCATGCTCTGATTTTAAATACCATAAATAGCCTGTAGCACCATTTTCTGTAGTTACTTCTATCCACCCAATTTGAGCCATATCTGAACCACTGACTGAGTATTTATCTTTTATGATAATCGGTGAGTTATCAAAGATAACGTCATCTGCTTCTAATGAACCAGACATACCTACTGTACCTTTTTTAAACTCTGAACCATAAATCCATACTGTAACGTCAGCGTTACCTACACCTGTACCAGCGGTAACTAAACCACCTGCTTCATAGAAAGCTGCTGTAAACTGATTGTTGCTAACATCTACTGCTGTAACAATACCTTTATTTACACCTGTACCGCCATTTTGAACAATAACAACTGTTTGTCCTGGTCTTAATGCGATACCATTACTTCCACTGAATGCTGGAACACCCGTGTCATTTACTTGAAATGTAGCTGAGTCAGCAGCTGCTGAAGCCGCTGTACCTACACTTGAGTATTTAGTGTGAAGTCTACCTTGTTCTGCCCATTTTACTAAGTCAGAATTTGAAGGAAGCTCCGCACCTACTAGTCTTAGAAACGAACTAATTGTTCTGTTTCCGTATCTTTCAAACTCCTTTTCATAAGTATCTGGTAGATACTGATTTAAGAAGTTAAAGTTTGTGATATAATTTGTAGCCAATGGCACCTGTTGTGATGATGGCTGCAAATCAAATCCTGGAGTTGCTTGAACTGAACCTGCCATAATTTTAAATTTTTTTTAATTTATTAATATTACTTTTTACTTTTAATGCGCAAACCTCGGCCTGAGCTTTGGTTTAACGCTCTAATTTGCACTCCATCCTTTTTTGCAATTTCAGGGGTTTTTCTATCACTCATATTTACATTTTTAATTTTACGAGTAACATCCTCTGTTGCATCTGAAAGACCTTGCTCGTAAAAAAACTTTGCAAATCTTTCAGGATTTTGTGCTATAGTCAATGCCTTATGAAAACCTTTTGCGTCTTCGAGTAAACCCTCTTTATTCATGAATTTTGTAAAAAATTTATTTACATCTGAATTAGATTCTTTTAACTCTTCTACGTTTGTAGGCTTGTAACTAACAACTTTGTCTTCATTTATTTTGAAATCAAAACCTTTGAAATCATTAAAAACTTCTTTCGTTTTGGTTAAAAACCAATCACGTTTTTTGTTAGTTTCTTCCTCATAAGTCTTAGACTTTTTTACATATTGCTGATATGCTTCTAGTGCTTCTTTGTCCTCTTTAGAAACTCCAACCGTTCTTGACTCAAGTGGTTGTTTATACATCTCCTTTTGTTCATTGAAAAACTTTTTAGCTTTTGCAATTGCCTTCTTCTTTGCTAACTTAATTTTTTTAACCTCTTTTTCCTCATCAACTTCCGCATCAAAGTCAAACTCACTGAGAAATATATCTAAATCTTCCTCATCTAAAGCTTGTTCAGTAGCTAAATAATATTCTTTTAGCAAAGACTCTTCATTCATGGAATTAAAATCTCTATTTAATTTAACGTAATCATTAATTCCACGTCCTGTTTTTTCTTTATAGTCTAAATAAGCAGCTACATCTTGTGGCAATTCTTTATTTTCTTGCTTTGTTTCAAAGAGTTGCTCAACAGAATCTATCTGCTTATCGTATCTTTTTTTAATATATGAAAGAACGTCTTCCTCGTTTAACTCTGAGGATTGAGTTGGAGCACTTGGTTCTAAAGTTTCACCTTCTACTTTAACCTGTGACTCCGTTTTTTCTTCCACCTGAGTTTCCTCATGTGATTTATCTTCTGCTTTATCAAGCAGTTCTTGTTCAACTTCTTGAACAGATTTTTCTTCTACGCCATCTAAGGCTTTTACTTTTAATTCCATTTGATTTAATTTTAGTTACAAAGGTAACAATAAATATGGTTTATTTTTTTCAGTTATTTTGGTTCAAATTCTGCTAGGTCAAATCCATCAAGTGAGTCTTCATTGGATTCAAATCTTTGAGGAGGTAAATTATTTTTTCTCTGTGAAATTAATTGAGATTGTTCAGAATTTTGTTGACTTATTCTATCAGACTTAGCTTTTTCTCTTGACTTTTCTCTTTCTGCTAAAGCTCCTTCTGAAATACCTCTAAGTTGTTGGTTGTAATCAAACTCTTGCTGCATCAACTGGCTTTTCAATAAAGCTTCATTTTTTTGTTTTTCAATTTCAAAAGCAATTTCGGCTTGTTTTAATTGAATTTTACCTTGAATTTCTGCTTGTTGTTTTTGCATAGCAGTTTGTGAAGCCATCTGTTGAGATTGTAGTTGTTGTTGAGCAACCATAGCTTGTTTTTTCATTTCACGTTGCTCTAGTTGTTCTTGTTTTTGTTTTCTTTTTAATTTTAATAATTGGTTAGCTAGTTTTATATTTTTAATTTCTCTAATATCTATAGCATCTTCCAAGTTAATATCTTGTTTTGAAAGAGCCATTTGAATATTCTGCTCTAGTTTAGCTTTTTCCTCTTCATCTGGAGCAACTTCAATAAAAATACCAAAGTCATATACATATAAATCGGATATATCATTAAGAATACTTACATTAAATTTTCCAATTTTATTTACAAAATCATCTTTAAAATCTGCATATTCTAATATATCAGCAACCCTATAAGTAAGTGCTTCAGATATACTTCTATATATATAAAGACTGCCGTCTAAAATATGTCTAGTAGCCGTGTTTGAATTTAATGCTGCTAGTTTTTGTAATCCAACTAAAGCATTTGCATCAGGTGTGGAAGCGTCTCTCGCTTCATTTAAACCTGTGACTGTTCTAATCATATTAAGATAATGATTATAATTAGTGATTAACATTTGAGTTTTTGATGCTCCTGAATTAGAAGTTAATTGCTGTATCGGCACTCTTGCATTGTTAAATTCACCCTCTTGCGTGTACGACCTACCAATAACAGAACCTGTTTGAAAGTATAATCTTAGTGCATCTTCAGGATTATATGCATTTCCTGTTCCTAAATCTACTTCATTCAATCCATCTGCATCAATATACACCCCGTCTGGTACCACTCGAGAAATAACTTGTTGTAGTTTCAAGTGTGTCATTTGAATTAAATCTGTAAAAGGTATCATTCTTCTAACTAAAGACTCAATAACCCCTTTATACATTCTCGGAGCTACAGCAACATAATTAGGTAAAGCATGCTGGCTTGCTGATTTTGGTCTAACCATGTTTTGAGCCAGCTCCCATTTCAAAACAATGTTTGTGCCCATAACCATTACACCATTATACCAAACATCAATAGTTTTTGAAATTTTTTCAAATCTTCCTTCTTCCATCATTTCTTCTGGTGGATTAAACTGGTCGTCTTTTTCTATTAATTTACTACCACCTGTTTCTAATATTTTCTTTTTATAAACCATCTTTTTAGTAGTCTTATAATTAAAATACATTAAAGTACAAGTGTCTCTGTAAAATATATCATTTTCATAAAACTGCGCAGTATTATAATAATCATACCAACTTTGACTGTATTTACTAATTTCTTCAAGTTGTTCTCTAGTTAATGTTGGGTCTATTTTCACCAGTTCAGTAATAGGTAAAGTTTTGATTTCACCCCAATAAAAACAATCTTTAAAATGAGGGTCTTCAGTATAACTATACACTACATTAGCTGGGTCTACATAAGATATTTCAACTCCAGCTCCAGGCAAAAACTCATGTTTAGCCACAGATATACCCAACACAGTTAAGTCATAATCAAACCTTTTTCTTAAATCTATGTAATGATTTTCTTCTAATATTGTATTGATTGCTTCTTCTTCAGCAATCTCAATGGCAGGCTTGTAGTTTAATTGCATATACAGTGAAAGCTCTTCATCAGTCTGAGGTAAATCATCTTGTGGTAAAACAAAAGGGTTAACACCTGATTCTTTTTGTATAATTTGTAATGTGGGTTTGGCAAGCATTTCTCCTTTTACTAAATCTTGATACTTGCTTCTTTTTGATTGAGACATTGCATCTTGTGCATAAGCTTTTACTTTAAAAAGCCTATCAGACATTCCATTAACCACTATATCAACAAACTTCGGTATCACAGGAACAGGTGTCCAGTCTAAATTTAGATAAGACAAATCACCGTCAATTGC